ATAACTCCAAGATTATTGCAGCATCTACTTCCAGTAACTCTATTCGTGGTATGACGGCCAACCTGATTTTCTTGGACGAATTTGCATTCGTTGAAAAGGCCGCTGAGTTCTATACTTCAACATATCCTGTAATTAGTTCTGGTGAATCTTCTCGCGTTATTATTACCTCTACTGCTAACGGTATAGGTAATCAATACCATAAACTTTGGGAAGGGGCTAAACAAAGAACCAATAGTTATGTTCCGTTCCAAATTGACTGGTGGAATGTGCCTGGTCGCGACGAGAAGTGGAAAGAAGAAACTATTGCAAATACTTCTCAATTGCAGTTTGACCAAGAATTTGGTAATACCTTCTTTGGTACAGGCGATACTCTTATTAACGCAAATACCCTTATGGGACTACGAGCGGAGAATCCAAAACACATAGAAGAAGATGGACTGTGCAATATTTATGCTGATCCAGTTAAAGGTCACGAATATGTAATGTTAGTTGACGTGTGCCGAGGTAAAGAACAAGATTATTCTACCTTTTCTATGATAGATATATCGGTGAAACCCTTTCTACAGGTTGCAGTATATCGAAACAATGCTATATCCCCCATACTATTTCCTCAGATATTAGAAAAGTATGGTAAATTATATAACATGGCGTATATTGTGATAGAGAACAATGACCAAGGCAGTTTGACCTGTTATGGTTTGCATCACGATTTAGAATATGAAAATCTACATATGACCAATTCCATGAAATCGGATGCTATTGGTATTGATATGAATAAGAAGACCAAGAAGATTGGTTGTTCTGGTTTCAAAGACTTGTTGGAGAATAACAAGCTACATGTAATGGATCAAAACACTATAATGGAAATATCTACCTTTGAAAGAAAGGGTAATTCTTATGAAGCTTCCAGTGGTAATCATGACGACATTGTAATGAATTTGGTATTGTTTGGATATTTTGCGACCAGTCCAGAATTTGAACGACTAACTGATATAAACATTAAGAAGATGATGTTTGAATCTCGTATAAAGGAGATTGAAGAAGATGTGCCTGTATGGGGTTATTTGGATGACGGTTTGGATGACCAGGCAATATCAGTAGAAGAATTTTTTGACCAGGAAGCTGCATGGGCCATACCTCCTGACTATAGTAATGATAACTGGTAGTCTAAATAGTATAAATACTAAATAGATATATTGATTTAAAAATCGTATAATGAACTCTTATAATTAACAAAAGGATAAGACAATGGCAATTTCTGCTTCTCCTTCAATTATCATCAACGAAATTGATCTTAGTAACGTTGTTACTGGAAGTCAATCTTCAACTGGTGGATTTGTAGGCAATTTTCAATGGGGTCCTGTAGAGGAACCTAAACTTATTGATAATGAAAAAACACTAGCGGCAACCTTTGGTACCCCAGGAAGCAGTAATGCAGTAGATTTTATTTCTGCAACCCAATTCCTAAGTTACTCAAGTAAGTTATACGTTAACCGTGTTGTAACATCAGCTGCACAAACATCAACTACCGGTGCAGGTTCACAAACCGACCTCGTTGTTAAAAACGACAATGATTATGAAACCAAACGTTCCAGTTTTACGTCTGGTGGTGTATTAGATACTGGTCCATTTATCGCAAGATATCCTGGCGAACTTGGCAATACTCTTGCTGTCAGTGTTTTCCCTGCTGCACAATCACCAACCGACTGGGCTGCATGGACATACAAATCTGCATTCGACGGCGAACCAGGCACTAGTCCTTGGTTGGGCGGGTTCAATGATAGTGACAGTGGTTGGGACATTATCAATGATGAACTTCACATTGCGGTTATTGATGTTGATGGTCTGTTCAGTGGAACTCGCGGAACGGTACTAGAAACCTTCCCATACACTTCAACAATAGCAGGAGCTAAGACTGTCGATGGGGGAAACAACTACTGGATTGATGTTATCAATAATAACAGTCAGTATATTCGTTTCGGATATAAATCTACATCGTCTAATGTATTCTTAGGTGCAGCTTCAATTGCGGTACCAGAAACCCCAATTAACTATGACAGTGGCATAGATTATTCTCTGGGTTCTGTTTGGACAAACAACGGTTCAACCTATCGTATGCAATACGGCGCTGCCAGTGGCGCGTTGAGTGCTAACGAAATCGCGGTTGGATTTGATGCTTATGAGGACGTAGACATTCTAACAGTCGATCTATTGATCGCTCCTTCTATGGACTCTGCTCTGGCTCAACAAACTGTTGTTAGCGACCTAGTTCAGGTTGCAGCGCAACTGCGTAGGGATTGTGTTGTAATTTCTTCACCTCCACGATCAGCGATGGTTGTTGGTTATGGTGCTGTTGCTAATCCAATGGCTAATATACTATCCTTCGCGGCATCTGTACCATCATCCTCATATCTAGTTTTGGACAATCAGTACGTAAAAGTATTTGATAAGTACAATGACAGATATATCTGGATTCCTGCTGCGTCAACAACTGCTGGTATTATGGCAGCAACTGATTTGACAGAAGGACCTTGGTTCAGCCCAGCTGGTCAAAAACGTGGTCAGTATTACGGTATCCTTGATATTGTATACAACCCAACCAAGAATGAAAGAGACCAACTGTATGCTCTAGGTGTTAATCCTATTGTTAATCTACCTGGCCGTGGAACAACCTTGTACGGAGATAAAACAAAAGAATCCCGTCCAAGCGCGTTTAACCGAATTAACGTTCGTAGATTGTTCTTGCACCTAGAACGCGCAATTTCTATTGCTGCTCGTGGTGTTATGTTCGAATTCAACGACGAATTCACCCGCGCCGAGTTTGTAAACATCGTCGAACCGTTCCTAAGAGAAATCAAAGGTCGCAGAGGCATCACTGATTTCGTTGTACAGTGCGACGAAACCAATAACCCACCGAGCGTAGTTGACAATAACCAGCTTATTGCATCTATCTTCGTCAAACCTGCCCGCTCTATTAACTTCGTGACACTTAACTTTGTCGCTGTTAGAAGTGGTGTATCGTTTGAAGAAGTAATCGGCACCGTTTAATCGCGCACTAACAGGAGAAACAAATGAGTATTTTAGGCGTAGATGATTTTAAAGCAAAACTGAAAGGCGGTGGCGCACGTTCAAACCTGTTCAAGGTAGTAATTAACTTTCCTATCTTTGCAGGCGGTGACGCGGAGATTACTTCTTTCATGTGTAGGGCAGCTAGTTTGCCTGGTTCGACAATGGAACCTATTCCGGTTGCATTTCGAGGTCGTGAAGTAAAAGTTGCGGGCGACCGTAGCTTTGAACCATGGACTGTGACAGTGTATAACGATACCGATTTCCAGGTTCGTAATGCATTTGAGCGCTGGATGAATGGTATCAATGCACACCAAACCAATACAGGATTCACAAATCCGGTTGACTATCAGACTGACTTGATTGTTGACCAGATTAACCGTGATGAAAGTATACTTAAACGTTACAACATGCGTGGTTGTTTTCCAACTCTCGTAAGCCCAATCGATCTTTCTTTCGACCAGGCTTCTGCGATTGAGGAATTTACTGTTGATTTCCAGATCCAATATTGGGAATCTGATACAACTTCCTAAGTGATGTTTAAGTCTGTGATAAATAAAAGAGTTGGGGTAACACCTAACTCTTTATTTTTATAATTTAAAAGGTAACATGTAGATGGCAGACAATGAGCAACAAGGTTCTTTTGGAGGCATAAAGTTATTTGGATTTGAGATAAAACGTCCTAAGAAAGTTACAAAGGACGACTTATCTTCCGTAGTACCTCCGACAGACGATGACGGTGCAGGTTATGTTACTGCTGCCGGCCATTACTATGGACATTATATTGATCTTGATGGTACTGGTGTAACTAAAGATAATGCCCAATTAATAAACAAATATCGTGGCATTAGTTATCATCCAGAAGTAGATACCGCTATTGAAGAAATTGTTAACGAAGCCATCGTAACATCTGATAAAAAATCGTGTGTAGATATTAACCTATCAGAGGTTGATATATCAGAATCTATCAAAAAGAAATTAACTGAAGAATTTGAACATATTGTGCGTCTATTCAATTTTAACGAATACGGTCACGATATATTCAGGTCATGGTATGTTGACGGCCGGGTGTATCATAACCTGGTAATCGACGCGGCCAGTCCCAAAAAAGGCATCATGGATATCCGTTATATGGATGCCGTAAAGATGCGAAAAGTAAAAAATGTACAATTTGAAAAGGATCCTAAGACCGGTGTAAAAACTGTTAAGAAAGTTGAAGAATTCTTTATCTATGAAGAAAAACCAGGTACAAATAATACCGGCGTTAAACTATCCCCTGATAGTGTTTCCTACGTTACATCAGGACTCTTGGATGAAAATCGCAAACGGGTTGTATCATACCTACACAAAGCTTTAAAACCAGTTAACCAACTTAGAATGATGGAAGATAGTTTGGTTATCTACCGTCTAGCGCGAGCACCAGAGCGTAGAATAT